ACTATATATACTACTTATACTATATATATATAATATATATATAATACATACTATTATACTATATATATATAATATATATATTACTTACTACTTACTACTTATATATAATATATATATTACTTACTACTTACTATATATACTATAGTACTATTATAAAAAACCACAACAAATAAAAAAGAAGATAAATAAATATATATAACGCTGAGTATTGTTGTCAAGTTTTTATTAAATTAAATCATGAATATATACAAAACGCTGTACCAAAAAGCATTAAGTGGCGAGTTTGAGATAAACGATGTGTACTACAACCTTGAGCGTTGCCGGGAGATAAGTCAGGAGTTAAGTATAATAGATGTTATTGATCCAAACTCTAGGCAAATAGGTCTCTTGTCCGAACTTTTATATAGAATGAAGAACATGCCTGAATTAGAGATTTTAGACATTGCCCCTTTAGAGGGTCAGGAGCCAAACTGATTTGGCTTTAAGTCGTACAATCAAAGGCGTTAAGCACTATGCTTATGAGTCAGAGGCAGAGTTTCGTACTGCACATCCAAAGGCTAGGCTAATAAAAGACTGGAAAAAGGCAGAAGAAAACGAATGGTGTTTATCCGATGATGGTAAAATTGTTCAGATACTTAAAAAAGGATCATTTGCTCACAAAAAGAGAAAGAGCACTCCATACGCAAGAACAGTTATAGGGATGTTTAATTTAGGAAGTAACAATTCTTTTGTAGGAACGATAAAAGATGAAATGTACAGGTTCACAAAAAAATCTGATTACCAAATTAAAAAGGGTGGTCATTTAACAGAGGCTAAAAGAATCTTTGCAAAGTACATAGCTCATGGTATGGAGCCTATAGAGGCCTACCAAAAAGCTTTTCCTTCTACAACCAGTTTAGATTATGCGGAAAGAAGATCAACATTACTACTCAAAAACAAAACAGTGAGGCAAGCAGTGGATAAGGAAATAGAAAGTTTAATGTCAGAAGTTGGTATTACAAGGCGATATCTGCTAGAGACAACAAAAGATGTAATTGACAAGACAGAAGTCAAAGACAACGACAAGCTAAGGGCCATAGAAACCCTAATGAAGATATCTGGTCTTCTTTCTACCGAAAAGAAAGTAGACTCTGTAGCCTTGATACAAGAGTTCTCTGGATTTAGTAAAGATAAGCTCAAAGCATTTGAGCAGGGAATGTTACCAGAAAAACAAAAAGAACTGTCTGAATGACTTTTAATATCACCCCTCCTCCATCAGAGATGGATAAAAGAGACGAGGTTCTTGCAAAGGCATATACCAACCTTATTTACTTTGGTAGGGCGTTTTTACCTAATGACTTCCTAAAGAAGTCTGAATCCGCACCATTTCACTACGAAATGGCTAAAAAGATGATAGATACTAAGCCCGGAGCACGAATATGCAACATCATACCTCGTGGTCATGGTAAATCAGTAGTGGCTAAAGCGGCTATCATGCACAAACTGTGCTTTGCACAAGAGGGAGATCAGCATTTCATTGCTTGGGTATCTGAAGAACAGTCTCAGGCTATAGACCATTTAAAATATATCCGCCATCACTTTGAAAACAACAAAATGATACGCTACTACTTTGGCAATATGGATGGTGGTAGTGTAGGTAAGAGGTGGACAGAAAAAGATTTAGTAACTCCAAAAGGAGATAGGGTTATATCCAAGGGTACGTCACAAAGACTTAGGGGTAGAGCAGAGGTAGATGTTAGATATACTGGTATTGTACTTGATGACTTTGAATCAGAGCTTAACACTAAAACGCCAGAAAGGCGTGCAGATATTAAGAAATGGATCGTATCCACAGTGTACCCTGCCTTAGAAGAAACACCGGGGAATGAGGGCTGGATATGGCTTTCTGGTACCATTGTACACTACGACTCCTACTTGCAAATGACATACGATGGTTGGAAAAAAGCCCAAGAAGACAAAAGGACATATCCTTGGGATGTAAACTTTTATAGAGCTATTGAGAATGGCTCTCCACTATGGGAGTCTCAATTTTCTAAAAAGAAATTAAAAGCAAAGAAAAGAGAGTTTATTGAAGCGGGTTTGGTAAATAAGTTTGCTCAGGAGTACATGAATGATGCTAGGGATGTTACCAATGCTTCGTTTAAAATAGATAGAATACAGTATTACAACGGAAGGGTTGAATGTAAAAGTAATTTTAACTATCTTATAGATGGTGATGATGCAATCCCAATCAATATCTACATGGGTGTTGACCTTGCGGCGACAGCTTCTGAGACTTCTGACTACCAAGTCATACTTGTTATGGGTATTGACTCCAGTAATAATCGTTATGTCTTGGAGTATTTCCGTGAGAGAATACCTACATTTGATGTTCCCAAAGAGATTATTCGTCTTGCGAACAAATATACGCCTGTACGCAGGGTTACGATTGAAACAGTTGCGGCACAGGAGATGGTTCGGGATATGGTTACACGGCTTTCCACAAAAGAAAAAAGACTTCTTCCGGGTATATTTAAGGGAGTTAAGCCTCCGAATAGGATTAAAAAACAAGATAGGTTGGAAACCAGTCTTGGCCCTATTGTCAATTCTAAGAAGTTGTATATTCAAAGAGAGATGACTGATTTGGTAGATGAGTTTTTTGAACATCCAAAACCAAAGAACGATGATGTTATGGATGCTTTGTATTATGCTGACTACTTTGCTAAGGCACCTAAAAGCTCTAGGTCGAAAAAAGAATCTTTGCTCAATGACGACAATACCCCTGTAAAAAGGATAACCAAAAAAGCATACAGTTGGATGACAGGTGCAAGAGCTTAAAAGTATTGCAACATTCTATGATTTATAGTTAAGATAAGATAGCGAAATACACACATGCCAAGGTACTCATCACGATCAAAACAAAGACTAGCAACTTGTGACCAAAGGTTGCAGGATGTGTTTAATGAAGTCATTAAACATGTTGACTGCTCCATATTAGAAGGTCACAGAAGCAAGGAAAGGCAAAATAAACTATATGATGAAAAACGTACTAAGGTTAAGTATCCTAATGGTAGGCATAATTCTAACCCTTCTAAAGCCGTTGACGTTACCCCTTATCCTGTGGATTGGGAAGACCGGGAGAGACAGACCCTCTTTGCCGGGTTCGTTATTGGCATTGCTCGCAGTATGGGCATTAAGATAAGATGGGGTGGTAACTGGGATATGTATGAAGAAAATGGTAGATGGGAAGTCAAAGACAATCGTTTTGATGACTTTCCGCATTTTGAGATAAAAGAATAATGGCAGGAACTACAGATACGAAGAAGGCAAAAATTCCACTGGGTTCTTTTATAATGAATTATGGAAGTTCTAGGATGTATCCAGAGCTGGAGCCTTTAGCAAGGATGTTCAGTGCTGATAAAGATGACATGTCAAAAAGTACAAATGCGATATTAACAAATGGTGAAATTTATTTTCCACCAGATGCTGTTGAGGCAATAGGAGTAGAGAAATTGGAATACATGAACAATAAATCAAAAGATGGTGCTCACGATGCTATTGATAAAGAAATGGCAATGAATTTATTAAAAAGCATAAAGCCAATGTATGGCGGTGGAATGGTCAACGCTAGCCCTAAGCCAATGCAAATGGGTGGTATGGCTGAAGAGTATGGTCATGGTGGCATGGTAGAAGATAATTTAATAGGTATGCGTTATGGTGGAAAGGCAAAGAAGAAGAAAAAAATGTATGGCTATCAAGATGGTGGTGTAGTTGATTATTTATCAAATTATATACCAGATATGGGCGATGGAAAGACAGGATTTCAACAAATTGTGCAGGTGCCTAAAGATGGTGGTGGTTTTAACTATTACTTAGGAGATGCTGAGGGGCCCGAATTAAAAGCAAATCAAAGATTAGCAAGGAAAAGGGCAATAGAAAAAATAGAGCTCGCACCTCAAGACTCAATACCTGCAAGTTTAGTAGACAGTTATTTTTCATCTGTAGAGCCAGAAAAGAAAAAAAGTGGACTAATGAGCCTTTTAGGTTTTCAAGAAGGTGGAATGATAGGCCCTCCCGCTCCCCCTATGGATGATCCACTGCAAATAGGAATGCGACAAGCGAATCCTGAGATGTATACAGGTCAAACACTTGGCGCTATGGGTGAGGCAGAAGCGTTACAACAAGGCATTATGCAAAATGAAATGATAAAGAAGCAGGCTATAGAAGACACTGCTAGAAAATCTCTACAGTTACTTAGACTAGAGGCTATGATGGCTGATCCTTCATCTGAGGACAAAATGGGAATGATGATGGCAGACCCATCAATGCAACAGTTTTTAAATGGTGCTTCTCTTGACTCTCTTATAAACGCCCCAATACAGTCTGAAGGTATGCAGATGCCAACTATAAACAGGGACATAGAGGAGATGTTAAATATGGAAATGATGAAAAGAGGCAGAGAAGCATTGATGCGGGGAATGATGAGAGAAGGTCAGGAAGACCCTCTTGAGGCTTTACGGTAAAGATGGAAAAAGACCCAAGAGCCGTATATAACGAAGAGCTATACAGGCAATGGAGAGACTCTAGGTCTGAGTGGGATACAGAGGCTCGCAAAGATATTGATTTTTATCTTGGCAATCACTTTAGCAAGGATGAGTCTGATGAACTAGCACAAAGAAATCAAGCAGACATACCGATGGATAGGATATCTGCGGCTATAGAAAAATTTAAAGCAGTACTTACATCCCGACCTCCGGCATTTACAATAACCCCTAGAGAAGATGCTGATGTTCAAGTAGCTACGCTGTGGAGAACTATTATGGGTTACGTCTGGCAAAACTCAGATGGTGATTGGCAGATGAAACAGGCGATACAAGACTATGCTACTACTGGAATGGGTTACTTATACGCCTATATTGATTCAGAATCAGATTTTGGTAGAGGTGATGTCAAGTTCACATATATTGACCCCTTCAGAGTGTACGCATCTCCCAGCTCAAGAGATAGGTGGTTTAGCGACTCGGATGGCCTTATCCTTTCCACCATCCTAACGGGTGAGCAAGCCGTCAACCTCTACCCTGAATTGGGAGACAAAACAGACCCTGCTACCGGAGAAACTATACCGGGAATGATAAATGAAATTGCTGGGTTTACATACGATGAGGAAGACTACCCTTCTTCGCAAAATAGAAACTCTATGTCTGTTTTTACACCGGCAGAGGTCAAGGATAAAGACTATTATAAAGTAAAAAAGTATCAGGTATTAGAAAGGTTTTATAAAGTTAAAGTTCGGTATTATAGAATAATAGACCTTCAAAGTCAGGAAGAAGACATTCTTTCTGAAGAAGAATATGTTAAATTTTATCAGGGAAATATAGAGGCTTTTGAAATTGGGTCATTTAAAGCAATAGAGGTTTTACAGACTAGAGTAAAGGTTTGTGCTTCTATTGGAGAAATTGTTCTGTATGAGCAAGTGCTTAACACTGACGAATACCCAATAGTTCCACTTCCTAACATTTGGACTGGAACTCCTTATCCTAAATCAGATATTTCCAGAGCAAGACCTATGCAAAGATTATTAAATAAACTTTGGTCTTTAGCCCTTTCACATGCACAGGCTTCGGCGGGATTAAAGTTATTGGTACCTTTGGGTAGTGTGGATGATATAGATCAACTCGAAAAAGACTGGGCCAATCCTAATGCGGTCATTGAAGTCGATTCCTCCCAAGGCGAACCACACTACCCTGCTCCTCAACCTTTAGCTGGCGAGTTTTATAGGTTAATACAGCAGTCAGAGTTTTATATAGATTTTATCTTTGGGCTTCCAGAGATGATGCATGGATTTGCCGAGAAAGCTCCAGAAACCATGAGAGCTACAGAAAGAATGATTGCTCTTGGAAGCGAAAGGCCCAAGTCAAAACTTAGAGATATAGAATTTAGCATAAACAAACTTGGAAAAATATTATACAATCTATCTAAGGGTCATTATACTTATAAAAAAATATTTAGATTGGCACAGCCCAATAATAACATTACAGAAGTAATGGCTAATTTTTATACCGATGTGTCTGGTGCTGTACTAGACTTAAAAAAAGAAAGGCACATGTTAGACCAGCACGATGTCAGGATAGAATCTGGGTCTACTATGCCATCTAGCAAGTATGCAGAGCTTGCAGTATATTTAGAAGCTTATCAAATGGGTATTGTTGATAAGTATGAAGTATTAAAGAAAAACCCTGAATTGTTTGATAAAGAAGGAATAATGAGAAGGACAGAAGAAAAGCAACTATTACAGCAACAAGTTCAGGCTATGAGTGAGCAAGTAAAGAATTTGCAAGGTGACTTGCAGACTGCCCAAAGAGAATCTGTTAGTGACAGAAAGAGAGTTGAAGTCGAAAAGTTTAAAACTAGACTTTCCGAAATTAATTCTGAATCTAAAGCCGACAGAAGGGTACATCGTGGAAAACTAGAAAACGAGGTGAAGCTAGAGGTGGAGAAATTGTCTAATAATCTGAAAGATGTTCAGAGAAAAGTCAGTTCCACTCCCGAAGCCTAGAGACATCTAAGGAGATACTATGTCAACACTAGAACAACAGGAAGTAAACGTCCAAAGCGAACAGCCCGTAACCAATGAAGGTTTCGTGGAAGATATCGTAAACCAACAGGCTGGGCCTGAAAGCCCAGTTGAAACTCAAGAACCAACAGAGGAGGTAGCTACTTCTGTAGATTATGAAGCCGAGTCAAAAAAGTTTCAATCTATGTATGATCGGTCACAAGCCGAAAATTCTAAATTGCAACAAGGGGCTCAAATACTTCAACTACTAGAGCAGAGACCTGATTTAGTTCAGTTACTTGAGAACGGTATAGCTAAACCACAAGACCAACAGCAAAGCGAGCCAAGTGTCGGAAAGGACGATTTTAATCCTTGGGATTCTTATGATCTTAACACTGAAACGGGTAAGTATGTAGATCGAGAGATTACAAGCAAAGTCGATAGGTTAGTAGATCAAAAGATGGCCCAACAACAGCAACAGATGCAGGCCGAACTGCAAATGCAGAATACTGTGAATGAACTAAGAGGTACTTACAAAATGTCCGATGGACAAATACAAGACTTCTTACAGTTCACTACAAAACCCAAAGAGCAAGTAGGTTTAAATAACCTAGTTAAACTTTGGCAAATGCAGGGTGGTCAATCGGTTGCTAATAATGATACAATGGAAGCGGTAAGTGCGGCAAAGCAAGCCCCTAGAACTGCTGGCGTTCTTCAAGGTCAACCTCAGACATCACAAAAAAATGATACTGACAAGATATTTGATGCCGTCATGGGGAATAGTGGTTCTTTGCGATTACCGTAATAATACAATAAAACCACAAACCAAGAGGTAATAAAATGGCAATATCATACAATACTGGCACTTTAAAGTCCAGTGATATCACAGCTTCTACCACCTCTGCTGGTGTAGGTCAGGCTCCCGATAGGAGACGGATATTTAATTTTGGAGACAGGGTAGCAGAATTAGCCCCTGAAGAATCTCCATTCTTTGTATATCTTTCTCAGGTAGCCAAAGCACCTACCGATGATCCAGTATTTCGTTATCTGGAAAATCGTAATAAAATCAACTTTACAGATCGCTCACTGCTTTTAGCGGCGGCTGTAAACGGTGGTTCCGCTGTATCCGCAGGATCGTCTTATTCGTTCACTGTTGATACTGCTGGTGGAGCCGCTGTTGAATATCTGTTAAAAGGCATGGTTCTTGCTGTCCAAACGGCGGCTAGAACAGGTGATGTCGGTATCGGTCATACGATAGTCAGAGTTGATTCAGCAGTTACGCACGGTAGTAGCTCGTCTACATTTACAGGTAAGATCATTGATGTCTCAAACAGTAATGTTTCCGGATATAATGTTTTATCTGACAACGATGTAGCACAAATAATAGGTACTTCCTTTGAGGAAGGCTCAGGTTCTCCTGATGTTTTTTCTACAGAGCTTGAAGATAATTATGGGTATACCCAGATTTTCAAAACAGCCGCTGAGATGACAAACACAGCGTATGCAACTCGCTATCGTGGGTATGCAGACGAGTGGAGTCGCTTATGGGCTGACAAGCTTCGTGAGCATAAAATTGACATTGAAAGAGCGATGCTCTTCGGTCAGAAAGCTCGCCAAGGTGGTATTCAGTACTCTGAGGGCCTAGTAGGTCACATATTGAAGAATGTTAATCCAGTTGTTAATGATGCTGATTTTACTTATTCTTCAGGTAGCTCTTATTACAGAAGTGTTGCACAAGCAGAAATGACTTACGATAGATTACTTAGTGATCTTGAAGTAATTTTTGACCCTGCTCGTGGAGGAGCTTCAGATAAGCTAGTTCTTTGCTCTCTACCAGTGATTACATACTTTAACAAGTTAGGTGATGGAAAATTCCTAGATGCTTCTATGGGTCATTCAGCTAATAATTACAGAGTTGACATGAGTACCAGAGATGGTGCTTTTGGTCACTCCGTAATGGTTATTGATACGATTCACGGAACTCTTAACCTTGTTAAAGAGCCACTGTTTAGAGGCATTGCGGCTGGATTTATGCTAATGGCTGACATGAGTCAAGTTTCTTATCGTCCGCTTATTGGAAATGGAATTAACCGAGACACACAGGTTATGACCAATGTTCAATCTGCTGATGAGGACTTGAGAAAAGACATGATTCTAACCGAAGCTGGTTTAGAAGTAAGTCTTTCCGAATCTCATGCTTTGTTTAACCTAGAAAACGATTAAGGGGATAAATAATGAAAGCGGCTAGTTTAAATCAAAATAGTTCAAGTTATCAAACTGGTGAAAAGGCGTTTCAAAAGATCGACAATTCTGCGGCAGTGGCAAGAACACTGACTGCGGCTGAGTCTGGAACTCTTTTTGCTGTTGATATGTCCACAGTAGACAACAATGTAGCGTTAACCTTGCCAACTGCATCTGATGCAATCGCAGGTTGTAGCTACGATTTTTGCTTCACTGTTAACTGTGATGACGATGCAGACTTTAGCATAACAACTGGGGCAAACGGAACCGATATTTACGGTTACGTTGTTGCAGGTGCGGCTAATAGTACGGTAGATGACGTTGATGGGCTCTCAAAAATAACTGTAGATGGTTCTGTTTCTCAGGCTATTGAAGGTTTGAGAATGACTTTAATTTGTGACGGTGTTAATTGGCACCTAAGTGGGTATATCCCAGTTGCTATTGGAACAGTTGTTCTTGTTGAGTCAGCAAGTGCTTAATCCGAATACATAAGGATAACAGTATTAGGTACTGTGAGGGCTGTCAATAAAAGGTAGCCCTCAAAACCTAAAAAGGATTAAATATGAATAAATGTATACACTGCAAAGAAAACAATAAAGAAAATTGGTTTTACTGTCGCTCTTGTGGGAAGAAAGCCTCTGAAAGTAAGTTTACTACAAATATGTGGATGATGTCTAAGATGGGAAAAAGAACAGATGTTGAGGTTTCTACTCAGTCAATATCTGAAAATACAAATAAAATGAGAAGAAACTTAGGCTATGGCAGTTAAGAAAAAAGATTCAAGATTAAAAAAAGCTGGAGTTGCTGGCTACAATAAACCTAAGAGAACTCCGGGGCATCCTAAAAAATCTCATGTAGTAGTGGCAAAAGTAGGATCAAGAATTAAGACAATACGCTTTGGTCAACAAGGTGTAAAAACAGCAGGTAAGCCTAAGAAAGGTGAGTCTGCAAAACAAAAAGCGAGACGTAAGTCATTTAAGGCTAGGCATGCTAAAAACATAGCAAAAGGAAAGATGTCAGCGGCTTACTGGGCTGATAAGGTAAAATGGTAATGAAGAAAAAAGTAAAGGCACCTGCCGGGTATCACTGGATGAAGTCAGGTAGGGGAGTTAAATTAATGAAGCATACTGGTAAGTTTAAGGCTCATAGAGGAGCCAGTCTTACCGCAGATTTTGCAGTTCAAATGAAACACGCAAAACCTAAAAAGAAAAAGTAAGTGTCATCTGCCAAGAAAACAAAAGAGTCGATGTGGAAAAGAATTGTTGCCAGTGTAAAGGCTGGGAGCAAGGGTGGTAGGCCCGGTCAGTGGTCTGCGAGAAAGGCTCAGTTGGCAACAGCTAGGTACAAAAAAGCAGGTGGTGGGTACAAGGGTAAGAAGTCTTCCAGTAATAAGCTTTCTAAGTGGTCTAAACAAAAGTGGGATTATGTTAGTAAAGGTGATAAGAAAAAACCTAAGAGTAAGCGAGGGCGATACTTGCCTGAATCAGTCAGGAAAAGCCTTACCTCTGCGGAGAAATCAGCTACTAACAAAAGAAAGAGAGCGGCCTCAGCAAAGGGAAAGCAGAAAGCAAAGTATTCAAAGAAAATAGCAGGTAAAGTAAGAAGAGCGTAGTATGGCAACATTTGAAGCACAGGTAGAATCTATCACAAGCATAGCAATAGACGGAAGTAGTGTTCCTACACAAACACAGCTTACCCAGTATTTAACAGACGGTGCTAAGGAAATACTTAATTACTTACCGAGATCAAAGCAATCTTTATTTACTACTTCAAATGATTTGAATAGCAGTAGCTCAAGCCTTACAGTTCTTGGTTCAGAAATATTTAGTGTAACAAGAGATGACGGAACTATTAATCAGCCATGTAGAGTTGTGAGTCCAGCATTACAAGGCAGAATTAGGGATGCGGATGATATGATGGCCGCTACCACTACAGACCCCGCTTACTATGTTACAAATAATATTTTAGTTGTTGTTCCTTCACCTACCAATGCTCAAAATGCTCATGTACAAACATTGAACTACCCTGCTGTTGCATTTGGTGACACTGCTATTGCAAAATTTCCAGACGATGCTGAGTATTTAGTTGTAATATATGCCTGTATAAAAGCAATAGAGTCGGCTTTTACGAGCGAGGAAGATGTTGAGTTATACACTCCTATACTCGCTCAATTAAGAAGCGACTATGAAAAAGGTTTACAGGGTTTACTATAATGGCAATACATTCTTTAACAGTAAAACAGATTATCAGTAGGGTTAGACAGGTTTTCCCCAATGCTCCAGAAACATATATTATATCTTTAATCAACGATGCTATTAATGAGCTTGGTCAATACTCTCAAAAGTCGATGTCTGCAAAAGTAAATATAGTAGCGAATCAAACATTCTATGACTTATCAGATAGTGCCGTAGATTCTTCAAGTAAAGCAATGGGGATAAATAAAGTGTATAGAGTCGATGTATTGGATAGCGATGGTGATTATATCAGAATACCTAGAGTGCTAGATGGTGAACCTTTAAAGTTTGACATGGCATCTGAGAGTGCTATAGAGGAGCCTGCGTAATGGCTTTAGCACGTCAAGTAACAGAGATACGGGCTGTATCAGATTCTAGCGGAAGTTTAAATAGTAAATATTTTTTCATTAATGGCATTACGGCTGATAGCACAAAGGATGTTGGGTTTAAAATTACAGAGTATTATGTTTGGATTGATGTTAGTAGTGGCGGTTCAGACCCTTCAATATCAGGAAAGACTGGAGTTGAAGTTGACATTTCTACTAATGATAGTGCCGCTACAGTCGCTACCGCTGTTCAAAACGCACTTGATGGTTTGTCTGATTTTGCTGGAGCCTCAGTTAGTTCTGGGGTATCGCAAGTCACAAATGCAAACAAAGGAGCGGCAACAGAAGCTTCTGACGTGAACACAAATTTTATAATTACCACGACTACAAGTGGAGTTGGTTTGCTTTCAAGTAATTTAAAGTTCCCAGAAGATACTTCTCTTTACTTTGTTAGAGGAGATCATCTTGGTTTAATTAGTAGTTACAATTCAGATGGTTCGTCTAGAACAGATAGGAAAGCGTATCAAGCCGTAGACCACAACATAGTTAACGGTTTGCTAATTCATTATTATGGAAATCCTAATAAGGTTACAGCAATCACGGATACTCCAGATGTTGATAATTTATTTCATTCTGCAATTGTGGATTATGTAAAGAAGTGTTTATATATGGATAGGGCTGGCTCTGTATCAGATGCTGGACAATCTCAGGTATCTATGAATCTTATGTTGCAACATGAAAGAAAATATGATATGGCAATTAAAAAATATGGTACTAAAAAGCGTAGCAAAACTGGTGGTACTAGGGCTGTTGTTCCTCCTAGCTTTATGTAATGTAATATATTGATTGTTTGCTTGTCGGTACATTAAGTTACCACAGTAGATTTTATAACTATATAAATGCTTTAAAGCGGTGGTGGAGGAATATAGGATAAATCATGGCAAATAAATTCACCTCCAAAGAAGTTCTCAACAAAGTGTTACTAGACTCCTCTGGTAATGCAGTCACAGCAAACTCAGTAACGGCACAAGAAGCTCTTAATTCTGCTTTAGACACTACAAACAATAGATTAAATATGTCTCTGGCTGGAGGTACTATATCTGGTGATGTAACTATTTCAGGTGATTTAACTGTAAATGGTAGCAGTACATATACTTACGATGAGCAGATAGACGGTCAATTATGGTTAAAGGACTCTACAGCAAGTAGTGCAAGTCAAGGTGGTCACTTAAAATTATTTAGTGATGATGGTGCGGCTATGGCGGCTGGACATAGATTAGGTGTGATAGAATTTGCTGGTGCAGAAGATGCTTCTTCTACTATAACAGTCGGGGCTAGGATTGAAGCCTTAGCCGAATCCACATATACATCATCTGAAAACGGTTCTGCTTTATTATTTTATACTACTGATGGTAACGCCTCTCAATCTGAAGGAATGAGAATTACATCAGATGGGAAAGTTGGTATGGGAACCAGTGGAAATGTTGATTCTCAGCTCCATGTTCAAGATGACAGCTCAAATTGTACAGTTAAAATAGAAGCAAGTGCATCTGGTACTGGTGCAAGGTTGCAAATGATTTCAGCAACAAACGATACTGCTGAATTTTATTTAGGTGATAGTGGAGATTCAAATATAGGTCGCATTAGTTACAATCACACTTCTAATTATTTAGCAATTCACACCAATGATACTGAGCAAATGAGGATTGACTCTAGTGGTGATGTCGGTGTAGGTACACAAGCACCTAACTATAATTCTACTGCAAAAGCATTAACTGTTCTTGGTGGTAATTCAGAAGACATAGGTTCTGTGGAAATTATAGGACATACTGATAGTGGAAGTACTGCTGTGGCAAGGTTATATATGGGTAATAGAGCTGGTAGCCAAGATGACTTAGTATATCTTGAAACTAAAACTGGTTCTGGAACATCTGATGGAGACCTTCTTTTTTACACATCTGCATCTGGTACACCTGCTGAAAGAATGAGAATTTATTCTCATGGAGCAACCTTAATTAAAGGTCAGGCTTATTTTGGTGATGATAATTTTCGTATTTATTCCGAAGGTTCTGGTGGAAGTGATAACCAAATAATTTTATGTAAATACAATAATTTACAATTAAAGAATCAGCATAATGGGGGTAATATTCAATTTTATACAGATACTTCGGGTGGAACTGCTGTATTAAATATGATAATAGACGCTGACTCTAAAATCTCACTAAGTAATAATGATGGAAATTCAAATAATACAGTCTTTGGAAAAAGTGCTTTTAATGATGGAGGCTCAGATGTAGGTGCTGATTATAATGTAGCTATTGGCGAACTTGCGATGGGAACTGGTACTATTGCGGCAGCTCAAAGTAATACTGCTATTGGATACAGAGCATTGACAGATATTACTGGTAATGGTGGAGGTGGAGATGACAATGTTGCAATAGGATATGATGCGGCTACAAACTTGACAACTGGCAGAAGTAGTGTGGCGATTGGTAAGGATAGTTTGGCTACAGCAACAACTACTAATTATTGTGTTGCAATCGGAGAAAGTGCTGGAACAGCAATAAGTCACTCTGATGGTGCTGGTCAAGTTTTGATAGGATACCAAGCTGGCCATGACCTTACCTCAGGCGCTGGTAATACAATGATTGGAAAATTTGCAGGAGATAAAACTGTCTTAAACAGTTATAATACTTATGTGGGTTTTGAGAACGGAAGAGGCGATGGATTTTCAAATGTTGCTATAGGCGCACAATCTTTTGACCATACAGGTGGACAAGCTGATAAATGTGTAATTATTGGAACACAAGCTATGAGAGGCGACCACCAATCAGGGGCAGATGAGACTGTCGCAGTTGGGGCGGCATCACTAGCGGCTCTTATAACAGGAGAACATAATGTCGCTATTGGATTTCAATCGCAAAATGCAAATACTGATTATGATAACAACACATCAGTTGGTCACGATTCTTTGCGCCATGGAAATGGAAATAATAATACTGCAATAGGAAGAGAATCTGGTTTGAGTATAAGTACTGGTTCGCAAAATACTTTTCTTGGGGCATCTTCTGGTGGAGGAGCTTCGGGTTCATCTAATAGAATAACAAGTAATAATAATACTGGTATCGGTTATAAATCACTATATGATGCTAAAACAAATGCTGAAAAAAACACAGCAGTCGGGTCATTAAGTGGTGAAAATATCTCGACTGGAGATAATAACACTCTTGTGGGATTCCAATGTGGTCTTACTCTTGAAACTACAACTCATAATACAGCTATAGGTGTTGATGCTCTTGGTGGTTCAAGCCTTGTAAGTAATGCAACTGTAATAGGTTCTCAGGCTTGTGATGCGGCTGTGACTGCTGATGCAGATGGTGTTGTTGCTATAGGATATGCCGCTCTTGGTGCTCTCACGAGTGGAGCGGCAAATGTAGCCATAGGATACCAAGCACTTGATGCAATTACAACCTCTGCTAATAATACTGCTATTGGCTATCAAGCCCTTACTGATTGTGGAGATAGTTATTCTAATGTTGCGATTGGTAAGAATGCTGGAGACACAATTACAAACACTGGAGGGTTAAATACTGTTATTGGTACAAACGCAGATGTATCTGCTGGTGCGGCTACGAGTCAGATTGCAATAGGTAATGGAGTCACATCTACTCAAAATCATGAAACTGTTATTGCTCAATCTATTTGGAAAACAGTAACTAAGGCAGTTACTTGTGATTTAGGTGGAGATGACCAAAATGACCCATCACACGCAGCGGCAATATGTAAGATACCAAGATACGCAGTTATTACAAAAGCCTGTGCATTAGTAACAACCTTGAGCAATCAAGGAAACCACACCTTGAAACTTTGCTTATCTACTGATAGTAGTGGAACAGATGGAACTGTTTTAAATAATGTTCAAGATTTAATTAGTACAACCGTTGAATGTTGGTCTGGTCGTGCGGCTGATGGAACAAATAATGGTATAGCAGTAGGCAGTGGAGATACAAATAAAGTAGGATATGCCGCAAGTGCTTTAGGAACAGATACAGCATTATCTACATTGGATACAACTGGAGCAGATTTATATGTTTACTTAGCACATAACGATAATAATTATAGTGGTAGTGATACAGACCCTACAACAGCTCCAGTAGTTGAAGTTCTGATTGAATATGTAGGAAAAGATTAAAATAGTAGATTTTAAAATAATTAACTAACATAAGGAGTCAATAATGGCTAAAGAAAAAAAAGAAAAGCCAGTCTTGAATCTCGATGGAGAAGAATACATTATCGAGGATATGACTGATTCACAAAAAGAACTTGCAGGTCAGGTTGGATTAGACCAAGACCATGTAAGGGATATACAAAACAAGCTGAATACAAATGCCTTTATGAGGCAACAATTAGCTGTATGTGAAAAAGTGTTTGTAGAGAAGTTTCAAAAAGGTTTAGCAGAGCTTAAAAAAGCTTTAGAACCTGAAGTTGTTGAGGCTGAAGTAGAAGCGTGATTGTAAGAAGGTGTAGTCAAGGTCATCGAGTTAGGATTCATAGAAATACAACTCCGGGTGCACAGCGCACAAAAACTTATGCAGATGGTTCTACTGAGACTTTGACCTACCCTTCGGCTTATGATTATTTTGTAGATGTAGACGGTAGTATAGAGAAGAAAAGTAATAGCTTTAAAGTAGCTGAAGAATTTTATGTTGCTGAATGTGCTAAAAAACATGGCGATGGACATGGTAGATTAATTGTAGGTGGTCATCATATAATTAATGGTGTTGCTACTACTCAATCAGATTACCCTACAGATAGCAATACAAAAACAGAGATAAAAGATTTTTATGATAAAAGAGGTATAAGTTACTCTAGTTCTGAAACAAAGTCAGAGTTGCTATCAAGGATAGCTCCTATGATGGCAGGAGACAATGAAGTATCTAAACATTTAAAGGTTTAATTATGTCATTATATAAATACACAGGTCAAGAAGCGGCAAACCTATTAATAGGTCAGTTTGGTTTTGATGTTATAGGGGAGCACGATACTACCGTTGTCAATCCCAGTACTGGATCATGGATTGCTATACAGGCCTTAGGTAAAGATTCTAGTGGTACAACGGAATTTTTAAAACTAAAAGTTACTAGCAATATTGGTGATGGTATTGATTCTTTTTTCAGTCTTATACCGGGAGAGATATTGTACGGTAACTTTAGTGGGATTGTAAATCACACAGACTCTACAGCGGTATGCATAGCTTACAGAGGGTAAGAAGAACGCATAGAATGAAGCGTAGGGTAAAAATGATTATGAAACCTACGTTGATAAGCAAGGTAAAAAATTGGTTCATCTCAAAGATATGGAGGTGGTAATGAATAAAAAAGTAGTAAAATTAAGGAATGGAGATTTTGAAGTTGTTAGTAAAAGTTATAACATACCTACTAAGTATGTTTATACTGAAAAGTTGCAGTCCGGGATGGAGGATAGCCGGATACGAATTAAATCAGTCAGAAGAGGAAATTAACACTGTCTTTATTGAGATAGTAGCACATGACTCTACAATGCATTGGTACGCTGGAAACTTGTTTCACGGTGAAAACTACTGCATATTGCATAATAAATGGGAAGATGTAAGGATTAAATGAGTGAAAAGCCAAAAACTGCTAGAAGTTATAGAGGTTCCATTGTTGATGACAATGCTGTTATATCCCTTAATATCAAATTCCTTGCAAATGTTATTCTTGCGATTGGTGCATTAGTCTATGGGTACTGGAAGGTTGAGACACGAATTACAACTCTTGAAAGCAAAATGCTTGAGGCTAATGAACAGATTGGGGGTTTACTTGATAAACATATCGTGGAAGAAAGGGTTGAAAGAGCCGAGTTGGCGAAAAAAGTAGCTTTTTATGAAAAAGAATTTAACATCAATCCCCTTAGCTGGGGAAAGAAAGGAAAACGAAAATGAGTAAAGTAAATGATTTTTTCTTGCAATTTGGAGCGGATAAGTATATGCATTTTATGGGAGGGGCCGCCGGATATGCTATTACAGAGTCTTGGATAGTCTTAGGGATACAAGCCTTTGGAAAAGAATTATATGATTACATAGATCACAAAGCATGGTCTAATAAGGATATTGTAGCTACTGTGCTAGGTGGGGTTTTTTCTTTTGTTGCAATGTTAATTTGGAATTTAATACCCTTTAATATATATTGATAATGAGTGAACAAAAGGAGTCATTAATTAGGGGACAGGCGGTGTTAATGCTAGTTAGGAATGTTGGCAAAGGGTATATTAGCGCTAGAATTATAAAAAGATTTTTAAAGTGTACTAAGAGGTAAGCATGGACTTTATGGCGGTGTATGGAGAGGCAGGTATGATTGGTGTCGTAGGGGCTATGTTTGTCTACTTGGTAATATCGCTGTCTAACAAGTCAGCACAGCAACAAGAAACTCTAGAAAATTTAAAAGTGGAAAACAAAGGTCAAAGTGAAACTTTAGAAAATATGGAAGGTATGATTATAAAGTTAATTGGTAGGTGGAATACCTCTGATGATAAATTAGATAGAAAGTTTGATGCAATTACTAAAGAGATTAATGACCTCGACAACCAAGTTTCAGAGTTAAAAGGTTCTATGAGTAGAATAAATGGCAGACACTAAACCTATATCAGATTCAAGCAGTTTAAGTATTTCATTGCCAATGCTTTTTCAGGCTATTGGATTGATAGGTGCTATGGTATGGGGATATGGTGAATTAAATTCAAGAATATCTTTTTTAGAGTATCAGGTAAGTATTAATGAAGAACATATTAACAGAATGGAAGAAGATGCTAAGGCAAATCAAAATGCTGAAATTCCTGCTGATATTAAGCAAAATCAAAGAATTAAATATTTAGAAAAAGAACTAGATAGATTGCGAAACAAACCAGATGCAGGGCGTTAAGATAGATATGAAATTTGCTTTTAATGTTATTAGCTTACTAGGCGCTTTGGCATGGGGTTGGTATCAAATGGAGCTAAGAGTTACGGCTATAGAAATGAAAATAGAAAACAATGAAAAGATGGCAAAGTTAAGAGATGAAATAGCAGGATTGAAACATGGACAGTTTAAAAGTAGCGGCGATTAGTTTTAGTAATTACATAATAGGTTTAACACAAATACATGAAGTATTGCAAATGATCGTTGCATTGCTTTCTATTGTATTGCTTTTAATGAATATAAAAAAAGGAAAATAAAATGGATATTAAATCAATGCTTGTCAAGCTTGCAGAGGAGCAGGCTGAAAAAATGCAGGAAGAAGCCGTTAAGCATTTAGGTTCAGATGAAATGACCGAAAAGATTGCTAGTGCAATTAATAAGCGTATTGACATCCCATTCGTATCTGAAGACAAAGAACAAATATTTTTTGAAAAAGTAGTTGACGTAGTTACAGATGTACTCGAAGGCGTGTTCAAGGGTAAGTAATGCCTAAACAGCACTTAGTTCTAAATGATTTTTCTGGGGGTCTTAATACATATCAAGATTATAGAGACTTGCAGATTAACGAGCTTTCTGAGTGCTTTAATTTTACATTCCAAAAAGGTAGGTCTGTAATAACTAGAGGTTCTTTTGCAACTCACGGCACTGCTCCCTCCCATGCGGCTACTATTGCTGGGGGCTATGGGCTTGCATCTTTTGAATCTGATTATTCTTCTACTAAACACGAGGCTGTAGATACAAGCAAGTCTACCGATTTAGAATTTATTAATGATGGAGTTAAAGATAATCCGGGCACTGCTGGTTCAGGTACCCTGCTTGGGCGTTTTGTTCAGGGTGGCCCTATTGTAAAAGGCCAAAGCACCAAAGAGCTTTTTGACACTATTGCTACCAATGTGTCTCCGGGTGGACAAATAGCAATTAAAGGAACCGTACGCAACAATGGCATTTACACTGTTTCAGGTGTCGGTGTGGGTATAAATATTGACGGGGAAACAGGTATAAATGTTATCGAAGTTGAGCCTAGTAGCGGCACATTTACTACAGAAACGATAGCGGCCAATTCTACGACCAATGGAGCTGTTAGCATTACAACTCATGCACTTGGTGAAAATTCTCTTGTGTTGTCTGACGTTGCAAATTCTGAAATTGACATTTACAATCTAACAAATGACAGTGCTGGATTTGTAAATAGGATTTCAACAGGGACGGATGAAGATATTGGTACTCAGGTTACTATCTCTCCAGAATATTCTTTTTATATCGTAGACAATGTGGTGCGGGTTAGCGATGGTAAGGATATTCCAACATTGCAAAAAGTAAAGTGGTATGGGTATATTGATCGGCATCATTTTAGAGGGGTACAGCACAGCTCTACGGATTTACGAGGTGAGGCTACAGTACATAAAGGTTGGTTTTCAAAAGATAATACACTGGCACCACCCGCCAGTGCAAGGACGGCCACAACAAACGTATACCCCACTGCAAATCAAGGATTTAGTATAGACTACGATTCGACAAATGCAAATGACAATGCTTTTTTTGAAACAAAGACGTGGAAGATAGCCCTTAGTTTTGTGTACGATGGAAATCAAGAATCATTATTGTACATACCTTCCTCCAACAACACGTTTACAACGGTGCTTGGAAATGACTTAAGGTTGCGTGTAATGGCTCAGATTAACAACACCGGATACGATGCAAGAATTAGCGGGGGCAGGATGTATTGCAAAGATGATACTGATGATACTGCAAGTTGGTTACTTTTGGCGAATATTGACTTGGTAGAAGGTGTTTCTGCCTCACTAACGGGGGACAAAAGCAGTTGGGAGGCCGCAAGTGCAACTGCTTTGTATGCGGATATATCATTGACGAATATGAACTTTGATACCTTTGAAAGTATTAATGGTTACTCTCCAGAGATTAGTGCTAATAGCATAGGTCGACTAGGAGAGGGTTGGAGAACTGGTATTATAGCTAATAGAAGAGCTTTTGTTGCTAACGTAAAAGTAAAAAACACTTACGATGAAAATGTTACAGCGTATGGAGACAGGATTATGTTTAGCCTGCCAAATAGATTTGATACCTTTCCATCTTTTAATTTTATTGATGTAGTTAAGGGTGATGCGGAGGCTTATCTGAAACTACATTCTTTTGCAGACAGGTTAGTAGCACTAAAACATAATTCTGTTCAGATAATTAACATTTCTTCACCAAGTGAATCAGGCTGGTTCTTAGAGGAGGATATTAAGAATAATGGGGTCAACCATCCTGCGGCATCTTTTCGCTCGAATAAAGGCATATTATGGGCCAATAAAAAGGGTTTGTTTATATATACCGGTTCGCAAATAGCAAACCTTATAGATAAAAAGATAGATCAGTCTGACTGGTCTTCTTTTATAACAAACTACTCAATAGTAGGTTATGATGGTAATGCAGATATGGCGATAGTAATTAGAGACTCAGAGAACTCAGCGGCTAATCAAGGAGATGCTTATATATACGATTTTAAAACAAATGCTTGGTCTGCCCATACGGACTTGTTAACAGCTAGTGCTGGTAAGTACACTAACTTTGCCACTGACTTTAATGGTGACTTGATTGTTGGTGTTAAGAACTCAACCAATATAGATATTAAAAAGTTTAGTCATACTACAAATGCAGTTGTTTCAACAGATGCGGCATATTTTACTACAAAAGATTTTGACTTTGGCTTTCCCGGTTTAAAGAAAAAAATATATTCTATAACCGTAACGTATAAAACGGATAGAGATCAAACCAATCCAATATCGTTTGCACTAGACGGCCATCCTACAGGTTTTACAGAGGTAACTGGTAATTTTTCAGACACCTCTAATTGGAAAAGACTACGGGCAACATTGTCTTCTCCCCAAACTTGTCAGTCTGTTAGGATAAGAATAAAAAATAATAGTAATGACACTAGAGATAATGATGATGGAATACAGATTAATGATATTAGTGTAGAGTATAGGCTTATTAAAAAGGGCAGAGTAGCCTCAGACTAATAGCATGTCTTTACTAGAGAGAAAAGTTAGAAGAGTTCAGAACAGTAAGGGGAATGCTATATTAGAAGGCAGTAATAAATCTGCTTTGCCCCACCCACCTTCTAAAAACAATATGTCTGATGGTGAGCAGGTTTTTGCTTTGTTAAGCAATAGAACATTAGGTTTATTTAAAAAATTAAATGGAATGCTGTATAAGGTTAGCCTTTCACATGATGGAAATCAAATAGTAGACAATAAGCTAACTGCTAAAAGAATAGAATACACTAATGAGTTTACAGATTATAGGTGTTTTGTCCATAACTTTCAAGATGATATAGCAACTTCAGAGGTGTTTCTTCCTTGGTTTGCAATAAGTGAGAACACAGGTATGGATCAAGAACACACAGCATATCTTACTCCATACACAATGACCTGTGAAAAGATTGTATTTAGACCTGAAGTGTTAACAGACACCAGTGCTGACTTAACATTTAAAATTAAAAAGCAAGATGATGGAGATGCTACTGTCGATACGGTTGCAACTGCAACATATACGGCAACATTAGCTAGTCATACGTCTATAGTAGTAAAAAGAACAGACTTTGACAATCCCCCAACAGTGGGAGGTAAAGATAAAGTAGCAATTAGTGTAACGGCAGGGGCTGACCCTTCTGGGGTAATAGACTGGTATGTAACATCGGTCTGGCGAACAGAGATTAAAGTATAATGCAGTTTGCCTCTAGAAAAGTGATAAAATATTTATTAAATTCAAAGGAATTATACCATGATTGAACATTCCCCTAAAGCAAAAGGTTTCCTCCCTGTTAAGTCTGGCCCTAACTTAACAGGTTTTTACATGGGTAATTCTCCAAGTCTTATGGACATGATGCAGACTGGAGGCCCAGCTACTAGAGGTGGTGCGGCTCTTGCACAGGCTCTTCAACAACAGTCAGATATACAGAAGCTTGAGGAATTTCAAAAGAAAGAAGGCAAAAGACAAGGCAAAGGTCGTTTGTTTGGTTCGATTGCTAAGACCGTAGGCGGCTTACTTGGCAGTACTTTAGGCCCAGTAGGTGCAGGAATTGGTGCGGGTCTTGGTCAGAGAATAGGCGAAGGTCTTGGTGCTGGCAAATCAAGAAGCTATGATGCAAGTGGTACTGTGTTTGGTCAACAAGCTTTTAGAGATGTAGATGAGGCAAGTAAAGATTACACTAAAGGTTTGGGGCAACGAGCCTTAGTTGGCGGCCTTGAAGCTGGTATTGGTGCGGCCCTTAGCCCAGAAGGGCTTTTTGGTAAGAAATCTCCGGTTAGAGCGGCTATAGCCGATAGCTATGGTGGCGTTAAAGACTTTGCAGGTCGAGTAGGTGATGCATACGACAAGTTTACGGCTTTTGATATTGGGCAATCTGGCCCTGACATTTCTTCTGTTGCTGGAGTAGACACCTCTTCATTTTTACAAGATTTATTTTCTAGCAATGATAATGCACGGCTGTTTAGGCCCGGAAAAGGTGGTGGCTTTAGATTGTTAGCGAACGCACAAGATGGTGGTCTTCTTGGTATGCAGACTGGTGGGTTCACAGCCGAGTCTGTATTGCAGTCTCAAGGACTTGCACCTACATCTGAGCAGTTAGCTTTATTTCAACAGTTTGACCCTACTGGATTGCAGAGCACTGCCCAATCTCTAAGAATGGGACAAATATCTGGTGCAAGACAGGCTAGGCAACAGCAAGCGGGAACTGGCTTTGCTGGTGCTGGTGGCGTAGAACAAGCTCAGTCAGCAATAGCAAGGGCGGCTCAAAGAGCCTTTGGTACTGCGGTTGGGCAAGAACAACAAAGGTTTGTTTCTGATACATTGGGAACTGCGGCTGATATTGTAGCTGGTGGAGGAGAGTTTAGAGGTTATTTTGGAGATCAAGCTGATGCTTATGAAGATGCATCGAATCCGGTAGGCCCTGCAGGTGCACCAACATCTCCACCTGCTGGTGGAGCATCGGGAGCACTAGATCAAAACATTGGTACCCAAGAAAAAGGCCCAGACGGTCAAACTTATGAGTGGAATGGCAGTTCTTGGGTGCTTGTAACCGGAGGGGGAGGAACTGGGACTGGTTCTGACTTAGGTGGCGACATGCCCGGTTCTTCTGGAATTACTGGCCCATAAAGGAATACAATATGTCTAACGGAATAAGAACGATATACAGCAGAAGGCAACGCATGGCTCCCGGCCAATACGAAACACCCTTTGCGGACTTTTTAGATAGGCTACCCGGACTTGTTAATCAGTACCAACAAAATAAATTAGCACAGCAAAGGCAAGACTTAGCAGATAAAAGGTATGAAGATCAGATTAGATATAGAGACAGGCAGGAAAGACGTGCCATAGATCGACAGAAGATTCAAGATTTAAAATATATACAAGGTCAAAGAAATCAAGAGCTGGCAAGGGCTGATGCTGAATTAAAATATCAACAGGGTTTACAAGAAAGTAAAGAACGCTTTGATACACAGCGAAAAGATATAGAGATAAATAGAAAAAGAGCAGACGATCAATTTTTAAAAACAAATGTAATGAGTTTAATTAGGAATGGTAAATATGGACTTGCCAGTCAAATGCTTTCTGGATTAGAGGGAACTCCAGAATTTGATTCTTTAGGTGCTATGATTGACCAAGCGGCTAAAAATAAAGAAGAATTAGATTCTGGTTTTAAAGAGGTTAGGAAGTTATACTACGACCCCAACGTTTCCATATACGAAAAACAAGATAGGCTAAATAGCTTTCAAGAAAAATTTTCTGACAGATTTGAATTAGGAAAAGGTATTGACGATTCTATAACCAGATTTACAAGTTCTGCCAATTTAAAAGCAGAGGCTCAAAACAGAGGATTTAGACCTGTAGAAGAGTGGATAAATATCAAAGGCGGCAGGGAAGATATTGCAACTTATGAAAATGCTCAATCTGCAATAAAAGAAGCTCAGAAAGATATTAATAAAATAAATTCTGGAGTTGGGAATGTGGTAGGTACAAAGGAAAAATTGCTTGATGTTATAGGCAAGAATGAACGTATTATACAAGACTTAACGAATGATCCTAAATACAAATTAGAAACTCGTAGTCAATATGACGAGAGAAAGAAAATGGAAAAATTGCCATTAGAAGCCATGTTGCCCTCGGGTGTAAGTCAAGATCAATTTTATGCAAGTTCTGCTTTTGATGGGGGTTCAGATAAAGAGTTTCTACCCTCCTCTGAAAGTGACATGGCTGAACTTGAAGACAATTTAAATAAAGAATTAGATCAGATTACATCTAACCCCTCTGAAGAACAAATGGATGAGTCAAAAAGTACCTTAGGAGGCATATTGAACCTCCCAGAAGCTCAGGCCGCTAGGAGGCAACCATTATCTATTGTAGACCCTATAAGAATTACTAGGCTTCTTCAGAGGAGATAAAGCATGCCTACAAAACCGCAGGATTATAGAATTTTTTCTAGCTCCTTAGATAGATTATACCAGAATCCAACTTCCGTTACACAGCAAACTATAGACCGCTTTTACGACACTTCTGATTATTTAGAGGAGGATTCTAAATATGAAAACTCCTCTTTTAGTCTTAGTGATTTTTATAAGGAAAAAGATAGCCAAATAGAGAGAGTTAAGGTTTCTTCTGACGATGAAACGCTGTATGGCTTTCAAGCACCTTCTTGGACTCCAGAATGGATTAAAGCTGGCTACAACAGAAGCATAACTGGGATGGCGATAAAAGCCATTAATGGTGAAAGCATAAAAGAGTACGATTTAAATATTATGGAGGACATAGGAGCAACGGTTATGTCTATGGTACAGCCAGTTGATTTTGTGACTGGTATTCTTGGTGGTGGGGTAGGCGGGTTTGCGGCAAGGCAGGCATTGAAAACAGGCACAAAAGAAGCATTGAAAAAAGGGCTGTCTAAAACAGCAACAAATAAGCTTATAGCAAAGAAATTAGATGATACTGTTGTAAGTCAAATCTTAAAAAACACACCTAATAAGGCTATTCAAGTAATGACTCGTGCTGGAATAAAAGCAAACATAGCTAAAAAAGCAGTTGAGAAGGCTAGCCCTAGGGTTGTTCATAGAGCAATCATAGAAGGTGCAAAAGGTGCTACTGGGTTGGGTTTTTACCAAGGACTGTCTACGGCATCTTATGATAAAGTAACCACGGGTGACATTGATGAAGTTAAAGTATTAAAAGAAACGTTAAAGGGGATGACTTTAGGTGCTGTTACTGGTGCAAGTTCTCCAGTTGTGAAGTCTGCTTTAAAAAATTTAAACCCTTTAACTCAAGAGCTAGCATCAAAAGCGGTTGAAACTGTAGAGTTCGGTACGCTATCTCCTTTATTGAATGGGCAAGATATCAACCCTGAAACTTTAGTGGAGAGTTATATACATGCGGCTGGCGTTGTTGGAGGTCTAACCGCTCAAAAAAAAGCTTATGCCTTTGCTAAAAAGGGCATCAAATCAATTAAAGAAAAACAATTCGACAGTCCAATGGATGCTGAGACTGCGGCTAGGTATATATTGGAAAGTGAATTGCCAAATCAACCTAAGAAATCAAAAAAAACGAGCAGAAATTTAATAGAGTCGCAAGAAGTATTTGTTAATAAGTATGGCACTAAATTTGATAATTTGAAATTTTCAGACTCTTCCAAAGAAGTCACTCTTAGAAACGTCAAAACAAGGAAGGTTGATAAGCTTAACTACGATCAGTTTAATGATCTTTTATTTAGAAGGCAAAGCAGAGCTAGGACAGTAGTCGGATTAGCTAAAAGTAGAAATAAACAAATATTAGACATTAAAGATAATTTAAAAGTTGCAGATAGTAGATTTAAAGATTACATAGATGCTGTGAGATTGACTGAAGTAGACCCCAAGATAAAAAATAAATACTCTTTAAATAGTTTAAGCGGGGTAGAAAGGCTAAAGCTTTTAAATGAAATGAGGCATGAAAAAAGAATAGCTGATTTAAGTAAGAGCTTTTCAAAGGCTGGATGGGAGGGAAGCCTTTTGCCAAAGCAAAGATTTATAGATCAGGTTTTGCCAAACCTACCCAAGGTCTATAGGCAAGCTAAAAACAGAGCGACTACACAGTTAGAGGTTATTTCTTTTAGGGACTTTGACAATTACAACGTAAGGGAATTAACTTTGCTTGGTGGGTATTTACAGCAACTGCAAAGTGCGGGTTCTTTCAAAAAGGGTTTATTTAAAAAACAAGCTTTATTAGATGATGCAAAAAAATTAGCAGATCGTTTAGAAGACCCTAATTACGCTAACCCAAAAAATAAAGACTTGCCAGACTTCAAAAGAGTGTCTGAGGTAAGGCGTATTCTAGATAAAATATGGGACGATGCAAACAGCATAGGTATTGATCTGGGGCCAAAAGAAGAATTGTATTTCCCAAGAATGATAAAGCCTGAAGTGCTAAAAATATTTAATTCAGATATAGCTAAGTTTGGTAAGGACAATCCTTCTCTTGCTTTTGATTCAAAGGGTCTTGCGAAGACCAGAGAGTTTCAAGACCTTGTAGCTGGTTATGTTAAAAACAATCAATTTGACAATGCAACAATTAAATCCATAAAAAAAATAGCAGGGATCGCTGATGATGCGCCTGAACCTAGGACTAGGGCAGGGCAAAGAGATACGAACAAAAGAATCGCTGAGGCTTTTGACACTTTCTCTAGAAATATCACTGTTCAGTTTAGTAGTAAGGCAAAGAATTTAGAGTTCGCTAGAAAAAATATAGACATACCAAAAGAATTTTTTGAACGTGATGCGAGACTTGTACTTTCACGGTATGCCAAGCAAGCATCTTCTAGGATAGCAGAGGTGGAAAACTTTGGAGTGAAAGGAGAGAGAATATATTCAAGAATATCAGCATTAAGAAAATCTGCAATTAACGCAAGGCAAGAAGGTAATTCTAACCTGTCAAGAAGGCTTGAAAACTCTGCTAAAACTATAGATTTCTTATTTAAATCGGCCACTACTAGAATAGAGCTAGACCCTAATTATAATTACAAGTCATCATTCGCTAAAAAGTTTTGGAACAATGTAGTTGATTTTGAAATAGGTACTAAAATAGGTCTTGGGTTTGCAACAATACCAAATTTAACTCAGTTGTCAATATCTACAGCCCTTAGAACTGGATACTATCCTCTGATGAGAGCTATGGTAAAGCTGTCAACAGATCAAGAGTATAGAAACCTAGTAAGAAAGTCTGGAAGCACTAACCTCTCTGTATTTCAGCAAATGCATAATCTGGAGCCAACGGACACCTTTTTTGGTAAATTTGCAGATGTAACAACAAAGGCTTCAGGCTTTCAAAAGATTAATGAATTTAATCAGTTGATATCAGCGGCCGCCGCTAGGGAGTGGATAAGTTCACTAAGAAAAACAGCTAATGGAAAAAGTGCATTACTAGATGTTGGCTTTCAAACTCCGAGATTACTAGGTGGCAATAGAATAAGCAGAAGGCAGTGGGCTATAAACACATTAAAAGAACTAGGCATATCTAATCATAAAAAACCACCAACAGAAAGACAGTTAGTAGAGTCTATGTATAGATTTTCAAGAGATAGCCAATTGCAAAGAAATGTTTTGAATGAACCGTTAGTCACACAAGACCCTAGATGGAGGCCCTTCTTTTTATTTAAAAAGTTTGGATACAAGCAATTTAACTGGGTCAGAGAGCAGTTAGACCAAGAGGTTTCTCGTGGTAATTTATTTCCCATATTAAGACTAGGTATGGCCGGCATGGCTGGTGGTGAAATGGTTTCTTATGCTAGGGACTTATTATCTACTTGGATATCAGGTGATGAAATCTATGATAAAAATAGATACATACTTCCATACCTCCCAAAAACAATGCCTTTTTCAGATGTTGGGCCTGAACAATTTATAGACATATCGCAATTAACTATAGATGACTATCTTGATAGATTCGCTTCTGTGGGTGCAATGGGAATTGTAAGTGATATAGTAGCAAACGAAAATAAAATCAGGGCACTGGAGTTCGCTTTTAAGCCTGCTGTTGTGCAAGATTTTGAAAAAATTTGGAGTGCTATGACTAGAACGATGGAAGACACTAAGACTTATGGATTAGGAACCGCCAAGAGAATACCTAAATATATAGCACCCGTAACCGGAACGGTTCCAAGAAGACTTTTACAACGCTTTGAAACTACAGGGCAGAGGTTGGAATATGTAAAAAGAATAAAAGGTTTAAGGCTTGGAGAAATACGAGATGCCATTATAGAAGGGGACAGTAATGAAGCCGTTAGGATAATACAAGACTACAACAGAACTTTTGGGTCAGAAAATCCTATTTTGTATGATGACTATGATGCAGATTCAATTACAAAAAGACTGATGAATAAAATTAAAAAAAGAAGCTCCAATATAATGAGGTCTAATCCTTAACTCTTTCCATTATTTCTTCTGCCCACTCTGGGAATCCTTGTCTATCCCAAAATTCAGCTAATCTTTTATAATAAGTATTTAGGTCTATCATATTTCTTTGTAGTGATCTCATAATAGCTCTAAGTTCTACAACTTGATCTTCTCCCAAAAGTTGATCTTCTTTTGAAAAGTCATCCATTATATCCATTATGTTCCACCACTCACTTTTAAAAGCCTATACTCATCTTTCCTTTTTCTTGTGTATGTTGTTTTTTGACTTCTTGACATTTTAAGCCAACAATCAGGCAATGACGAAACGCGAGTATCGTAACTGCCAGCAACACCACAAAATTCTTTTTTATCACCACTATAATTAAAATTATTAGGACTGTATGTGGAAATTGTGCAAAAAGCACATATTTTATCAACTTTACTACATTTTTCAAACATCAGTTAAAAAAACCCCCTCTATATTCGTTGTATTCTTCGTAAAAAAAGTTTTTCGACATAAGTATCGCTTAAATAAATTACAAATAATAAGGGGGCCGTAGCCCCCTTATTTGAGAGAAGGCCTAGAAAGGGCTCTCGTCTTTCTTGTAAGGCTCTTTAAACTGCCCAGACAAGTATTTTTGACCATCATCGTTCTGATTTATCCATAAAGAAAAGTCTTTCTTTTCCCCGTTAACCATTCCGTTGCCAGTATAGTCTGGTTTTTTATCACCATCCTCCTTATACTTGTTTTTCCACAGTTTGAAGTTTGCTTCTTTCATTTTGTATTCGGCCATTTACGCCTCCTATTTTTGAGATGGCTCAGTTAAGATCTCTATTAGCCAACAATGAATCTTTATTTAAGTCATCGTTATATCTTATACCGAACCATCTCGTTTGTTGTTGATATTTTTTCTCTAATTCTTTCATTCTTCTGTAAGCTGGGCCATTTTGTTGAACTCGATTGCTTTTC